ATAAACATCTCGCGACCCATGACGTTCATGTTCTTGCGCTGCACTAGACCCCAAGGAGAAAACTTTTTCTTAGTGGCATTTTCATCATTGAACAGCCGCTCTACACGGGCAATCAAGTATGCAATATCGAAAAGTTCAACGTTCCAACCAGTGATGATATCTGGATGGTTGTCAGAATGAAAACGGACATAAGTTTCTAGCAGGTCACGCTCATTGTCGCATTTAACATACAGAAACTTATTACCAGTGGCACGAAGGGTGGTAATTTCTTCTGAGTTTACATCATCAAAATCACCACAACCAAAGGTAATAATCTGGCGAGATACTAGGTCTTTGACCGTGATGAGAAGAATCTCTTCAAGAGGATTATTGATATCTGGAAAACCAAACTCGGTTTTCGTTTCGATATCAATCGTCTGAATCTTTAGAGCATTCATGTCCCATTCAATTTCACCAGGAAACTTATGTGTGATATATTGGTAGCCAAAGTTTGTCTGACCATAGATAGGAAAGTTATCTACTTCACCATAGGTTTGAATAAACTCTTTGGCGTCATTGTTACTTTGAAACTCAACCGGCTGAAGATTGTCGCCATACAGAGACTTGTGGACACCCTGTTCTTTACTCTTTACATAGAGAACAGGAGAGAAGTCTTCTCTACGATTAAAGCGCACACCATTATGAACACCTCGAACAAGAATCTTGGAGCCATATTGGTGTGCGCTGGTATAAAACTTCATGTAGACCTCTTTTCAATTCAAATACTAATATACTATAAAACATGGCAAAAGTAAAGAGGTTTATTTTTTCTTTCTTCTTGATAATAGTAATTCTAAGTCCATATCTTTTGTGCCTCCATCATATGGCAGAGCATATCCCTCATCAATCATCTGGTTATTCAACGAAGTCTCTTGACCATTGATGAACAGATGACCGATGATACGGCCATACTTCTCTGTGCTATCTGGTAACTCAGTCTTAATTAGAATATCTTTAGCGTCTGCAAGAGTTTTCTTCATCCATTCTTTAGACTCAAGTCCCAACGCTTTTTCTTTGAGGTTTGTAGTGCGACTTTCTGGAGTATCAATACCCGCAAGACGAATTCTTTTAGTAAGGGAAATATCAAAACCAAGGTCGATATCTGCATCAATCGTGTCTCCATCTACAACTTTGGTAACTGATTTGATGCGGTAAATATATGGAGTTATGTTTAATTGTGTCATACGATAATCTTACTTTCCGGTAGAACAATTCCACTACCAAACCGAACATTATACTCGTTAACCATTCCAGTATCTGGTTCGAAAATAGAAACAACTGCACCAGCGCGGATAGGAATGTCCCCGGTCTGAGCATACGGACAAAAGGGTGCTAGTCCAATACCAAACTGATTATTCTGGTTAGGTACCATCATAATCAATAGAGGCTTTTTCAGAATAACGAGGCCTTCAATACTCTCATCAATATCAGCAATGATTTCCTCGCCACTGATTAGCTTTATACATTTAATATTGGACATAGCATTCACCTTCTTAAATTATTACTTAGTTTTACCTTCTGCCAAAAATTCGGCAGCTTGTGATGGATATTCGTTATCCCCATCGGTAATGTCAATCTTCTTAGCTTTCTTTTCTTCTGGAATAAATGCTTCCAACCAAATTTTCAGCATACCATTAACCAGAGAAGAGCTTTTTACTTCCACATTGTCAGCAAGAGTGAATTCGCGTTTGAATCCTCGCTCTGCAATTCCCTTATAGAGATATTCGGTGTTGTCAACAGAGTCGATTTTACCGCGTATACTCAATAGACCTTCTTGCAATTCAATATCAATTTCCGACTTACCGAAACCAGCAACGGCTAGTTCGATTACGTAGCGACTTTCATCGACTTTCTTGATATTGTATGGGGGATATTTAATTGGCATCATTTGCGCCGATTGGTCAGCAATGTCTGCTAATCTCTTCATGACGCGGTCCGCGCCAACGAAATACCGATCCATCTGTGGGATCATTGTTGTATCAAATTTCATAGTTTGCTCCTATTAAGCGAGTTTAAAAAGGGTACCATCCGAAGCATGGCACCCCTTATTTATACTATACTTTTAGAAGAAAGTCAATTATTTTTTAAGTATTTCCCATGTTCCATCATAATTTTCTACAAGAGCAGTGCAACTTTCACACCAGTCACCGTCGTTCATGTAAACAATCTCATCATATTGTGTAATTTCTGCATGATGAATATGTCCACAGATAACTCCATCATAACCTTTGCGTTTACAATAGTAAGACATTTCTTTTTCGAACTCACCAATATAATTGGCAGCAAGTTTTGCTTTACGCTTCAAATACTTTGCCAAACTCCAAGGTTGCATCCCGAGCAGTCTTCTTGATGTATTCAAAACCTTATTGATGTAGAGCAGAGAGTCATATGCAAAGTCTCCGAGATGCATGATGAATCGACCAGTCTTTGTTCGCATTAAATTGTCGAAGAGGTCACCATGCACCACCAAGTAGCGTTTACCATTCACCCCAACATGGACACAACGATGCTCTACTGCAATTTTACCGATTTTAATGTTGGGAAATAACCGAAAGATTTCATCATGATTACCAGTGACATATATTACTTCTGTCTTTTCTGACATCTTGAGTATTTTTCTGACAATTTGATTGTGTATTTTTGGCCAATACCATTTCTTTTTCAGACGCCATATATCCACAATATCTCCAACGAGATACAACTTTTCAGTTCTAATCGTAGATAGGAATTCTAGCAATGCATCAGAGTTACAATGCTTTGATCCAAGATGTAAGTCTGAAATGAATACCGATTTGTATTTTTTACCAGCATTCATTGTCATATACAGATTTACTTTTTACGACCAATATTATATTTTTGGATAAGTTCCCAGTCGTTCTTTTCTTTGTAAGCAATTACTTTGATTTGATTCAGAGGCGCTTTGTCCTCATGAATTTCTGGATTGAGGATAGTAATCAGACCCCAGTCCGAAAGAAGATGTGCGACGGTATTTCTACGTTGCAAGTCATTGTCGCTAAAGTCGGCATCTTTACCATCTAGGGCAAAGAGTTCCTTAAAGTGAACAATGAAATACCTACCCTGCTTATGAAGGATATGGCATGACTGATAAAGAATCTTATCCTTACGAGACGCTACCCCAATACGCGAAAGAGTTTCACGAACCTTTAGAAAGTCGTCTGGATTCCCCAACTTAACTTCCAAAGGAGCATACCCAGGATAGTTAATATCAAAAAAATCTTCGCTCATTTTCTACCACCTTTATACAATTTCTCTTTTATTGTTTTCTTTTGTTCTTCGGAGAGAATTGTAAGAGCCTGACTAGCTTTTTCATTACTATAGCCATAATACTCCTTGATCATCTCAACTTCGGCATCGTCTTCAATTTTGATCCATTTATCAAAACGCTTTCTAGACCTAATTGTATTTATAAGAAAAGTATTTTGCAGTGCTTTATCAAGGTGTGGGCGGCAGTTCATCTCGTTGGCTGGAATAACAGTGTCCGCACTGAAACTCAATCCGCGATTGATGATCCACGGGTTGTATTGCTTCTCTGACCACTCATCTACTATGAGATTGGTCTTCTTGTGGTTAATATCGTTGATGAAATCAAAGGGAGAAATCTTGGCTTTTTTCTCCACATAATCTTCTGGCTTGTATTCTACCTTTGGATCACCAAGGCCCTCTAGAATACCGTCCATTACTTCCACTCCACTCCAGCCATAATCTCAACCAGACAGGCTACGAGATTGATTTCTTGGTTGGTGGCGAAAGCAGACTTGTATTGATAGTCGGCCAATAGAACAATAAGAGCCGCAGGATACTTGACATCATCAAGAAGGGTATCATAAATCTTACGGAAGATGATGCCAGCATCGTTGTCGATATTATCTACAACCCACTGACGGACTTTCTTGAAGTCCTTACCGCGAAGGGCATCAACCAGTTCTTTCATATTGATTTCTTGGACGTTGGCTAGAATGCCAGCATCGATTGTACCGCCTACGCTGTAACGCTGGAGTTCATTAAGGACACGGCGATAATCAGGAAAGTGCTTCTTGAGAACTTCTGCCACAACCTTGTCATCATACTGCACATTCTCGGTCTCAAGAATGTCACCGAGGCGCTTCATGAAACGACCAGCCATCTTGGGTCGGTCAGCCTTAGTCAGCTTGAATTCAATCACGGCCGTTCGACTATGCAGAGGTGCAATGATACGGTTCTTGAAGTTACAGGTAAAGATGAAGCGGCAGTTGTTAGCAAACTCTTCAATGAAGGCACGAAGGGCTGGCTGAGTGGAGTTTGGATTCAGGTAATCCGCTTCGTCTAGAATAACAACCTTAGTCTTGCCGCTAAACGAGACAGAGGATGCAAACTCACGAATCTTGGTACGGAGAACATCGATACCAGATTCTTCTGAACCATTGATAACGATATAATCACATCCCAATTCTTCACAAATGGCTCGGGCGATAGTAGTCTTACCTACACCAGCCGAGCCACACAGGAGCATATTGGGAATCTCACCAGTTGCCACAAACTGGCGAAAGGTATTCAGTTGTTCATCGGGAAGGATACAATCGTCCAGCTTACGAGGACGATACTTCTCAACCCAGAGGAAGTCTTCACGCATAATGATTCTCCATAATAAAATAAAATGTCCGTCGCGATGTTAGTGCATCCACGGACGCTGGCTTAGTGACCAGTATTCACTATATCA